CCAAACAACACATCATCCATCGTTACGCAAACACGCTTACCTTTTGGATCTTTTGAATCAATAATTAAACTCATCACTTTTTCCCCTTTGGTTAGTATGTTTGTAAGATACATTATATTTAATGCGTTGTACACATTATATTTAATGTTTATTAAATCATATGAATTATCTCTATGTGATGCGTGCGTGCTCGATTCCTACGAGACGTCGCTTCTCCGTCTCTCCGCTCGCACGCATCACAAGAACGCTAAATCAACATCAGTACTAGAATCAGAAGACTGTCGATCAGACACCGAATGACAAACAGCATATTGAACAACACCATTCAAATTAAGACTTACCAAGCAATCCGTTAAACGCTCAACATAATAGCCAATCTTTTCAAATTCAACTGACGTTAGACTGGTGATCTTCTCATCCATTTCAACTTCTAAGATAAGTAAATCATTAATAGAACCGGCAATATAGAACTTAGCGGAAGGGAAAGGATGAATGGTTTTTACAACAGGAGGAGCCTCATCCCCAACCTTAACACCAGGCTTACTACTAACATTATTACTAGATAAAGGAGGATTTTCTTTATCAACCGATCCCATAACCACTTCATCAGTGACAGAGACGGCAGGATCACCAGACGATAAAGCTTTTGATAGATTGTACAAAAAACCGGTAATAGCCAAGAGAAGAATAAATCCAAAAACAAGAAGACGTTTGTCTTTATAGATAGGTTTCGATTCCATCGATTGCTTAACGATGCCAGTGGCCGTTGACTCGTAACAGTCAAAGACTCGTTTATCAGCTGTATATCGCTTTGGGTCGCCTGAGTAATGTGATATTGATTTGCCACTGCTTTCTGCATCGTGAGGAAACTCCTTCCAAGAATTTTTCCACCAAGGGAGAACACCAGAGACATTACGGTGACGATAAGCACCTTCGAGAACTTGCCGAACCTCCCTGTTAACCTTGGCTATATTTGTTGTTGATAAATAAATATCCCAATTAAAATGACGATGTTCATCAATCGCTTGCTCTAAAGTTGCTGGTCTACCATCAACTTCGGCCTGATCAGGCCCGCCAGGGTAATCTAACGAAGATAATTTAAAAGTAGGGCGTGTGGGCAAAACACGCTGTACTTCATCCATTAAAATCAATGCACCAGGAGGAGCCCAGTGAAAGAAACGAGCCATCGACTTGAAACCCGCTAGAGAATGCGGAACATACAAAATATCAGCAGTTTTAGGGAATTTAATACCATAGACTTTTTCGATACGAACAAGACTATTTAACCCCCTAACATTAGTAACAAGAACCCTACCCTCTTTTAGAGCTTCAATCGCAACACGATCGACGAGTGCTGATGTCTTATATGACCCCGGTGGGCCATGATGCGCAACAGCAGTCATTTACAAAATCGCCATAACTAGACGAGTAACATAAGCATTCATCAAAATATTTAAACACTCAGGGAGCTTAAAGAATGTGATATAGCCCATTGTTGTACTATCAACAGTACCCCAAGCATCATTAATAGAATCGCTCAAATTCAAAGATTCAATGACCTCCTTTGCCACATCCCATGAGAACTTCAAAAAGACAATCTGAGATTCCATCATCCATATAACATACCAAGAAGTTATCTTGATAAAGGCAGAATCAAAGAATGTATAAACATCATTATTCAACCAATCACTAACAAGCTGAAAAAACTCTATCATGAAGACTTACCTCCCAAGACAATAGCTAGACCTAAAAACGTAGATACCATAACCAAAATATTACCAATACCACCTAACTGTGACGTCCATTTGTACCAGCTCAAATCAACATCAACACCGTAAACATTAATAACATGTTCATCAATAGTGCCGGAACCGGACAAACTAACAGAGAAAGAGGAAGAGATTTCATTCTTGATTTGATTCCAGGTGTCCTTTAATTCCTGCTTTTTCAATGCGCGCTGATTAACATCTTCATCAGAAAAAGAACCACTGGGGCCAATAACTAAACCCTGACCTTCTAAAATTCCCGTTTGTTTTTTCAATTCATCAACAACATCCGAGGAACCACCATCACTCTCACCATCAGCAAGATTATCAATAGCATTCTTAATCTCACCTAAAGCAGAAATAGAATTATCTATAGCATCCGTTATAGATTCCGCACTATTTTGAGTCACAAGATCGTTAGCTGTCGAAGAGTTTTCTATGGCTGCAACAACCGAAGAAAAATCACCTGAATCTCCACCGCCACTGTCACTTCCCGGTATAGGTTGAGAAATAGGGGCATCCTCTGGATTTGGAGCAGGGGGATCATTTGGTTCAACATCAGGGTCAGCTAATGTTAAATTCATTTTTGCAAGACAAAAAGAACCATACAAAATAGTATAATTTGGCGGGGGAACATTGTAACAATGATAATTAACATCGGTATTAGATTGAACCCCTATAAAGATAGTAATACTACTAGAAGGAACACTATTATTACCTGGTGTCCTTACAAATGAATGCCACCAACCACCCAAATCTCCAGCAGTAAAACCCGCATCAAAAATATAATCATCAGGTAACGAATCATAAAGATTAAAATTAAACTGATTTACATACCACGCGTACCAAAAATCTAAAGTTCCTTCAATACCCTCTTGACCATGGTTAAAAGTACTACTCATAGCTTTAGGGCCTAAAGTAGGATGATAAGGTTTAATCCAAGACATGTAATCAAGTACATAAAGATCAGTTCGACCCGTTGTTGCTGGAGCCCCAGGATTAACAACAACATTATCAAAAACACAAGATTCACCTTCCTCGTTATATCCAGGATCACAACCACAATCTGAATAACCACTAGGGGTTGATGTATCAACCGCAATACCCGTTCCTTGGATATCAAATAATTTGCAACTAGAATTTTCGACATTAGTTTCAGACAAAATCGAATAATAACAAATATCAGTACCGTTAGTACGAGGATAAACATAGTAAGGCTGACCGTTCAAATCAACTTCTATAGAGCCTTTTTTAAGAGTTTCAATATCATTAGTGCAACTACCATTATCATCAAAAGGATCATCAACGGGATCATCAACGGGATCATCAACGGGATCATCAACAGGATCATCAACAGGATCATCAACAGGAGCTGTTCCACCATAAGGATACGTATCAACACCGTTTAAGACACCATCAGAATCTGTATCATACAAATCCCAATTTTCACCAGGAGGGCAAGCGTAATAATTCCAACTACTAAGATATTCTTCCTGTAACGCATATAAATATGTACAGGAATCTCCACCGACTGCTGAAGTCCCAACCAAACAAGTTTTATTATCAATAGATACAACAGATACGCGATAGTAACTATCACTTTCAGCCGCACAACGATCTGAAAACCATAAAAGTTCAGCAAAAGAACTCGAAGATAAAGTAAGCAGAAATAAAAAAAGGATTTTTTTCATAAATAGCACCCAAAAAAATAGAGGCCGAAGCCTCTACTTAGCGGAATGAACTCCGTATACGAAGCTATACCAGAATGATATGGCAATAATTACCGATATCATTTACCCAACAATTTATAAACAAGAGCCAAACCAACAACAACGGCAGCCATAGCAATCAAGCCAGAAACAACCAAACCAACAGAAGTAGCACCACCAGCCATAGCGGTAGTAACTTCAGTGTTCTGGTCATCTGTAAGAGCCATAACCATAGGTGAAGCCAAAACGGAACCTAAAACAGTTCCACCAACTACAGCCCATTTACCTGATTTCTGCTTAGCTTCTAAAAGTAACGACTTTGATTTTGACATTTATTTCTATCTCCTCAGATAGTAATTAACCCTTACGCATTAGCGCAAGTACACGCCCAGTGACATGTCCGGTGACGTACGCCATGATGTTGGCGAACAAAACTGTATTAAACAACACCAGATCAAAAGCCATTGCATTCTCAAAAACTAACGTAAAGTTATTAAGAGCTAAGACCCAAGATTGAATATCCTCTGACGTTGCATCCATAATTAGCTAGCTTTCTGAACTGATGCAGGAAGCTTAGATTTAGATTTTGAAATAATATGAGCTGGTATATCAGAATCAATACCAGAGAAAGAACGATCCAGTACTGTAGGAAGACCATCACCAGGGAGGGTTTTAGAAATACCTATTTTTCCATTATAAGACCATTCACGAACTTGACCCTCAACCTCGATAGTAGAACCAACAAGAGATCGATAATGTGTATCAAGACCCTGTGCTATCTGATCATCACTGATTTTCACATCTGTAATCACAGGCTCTAAACCATACTTACCCTGTTTCATGTACTGCAAACCAATAGTAGATTTATAAGTAACTACCTTAGTTTCTTTATCTATAAATTCGCCTTTAACAACGCCCAGAACTTCGCCTTTAAACACTATTTGCATGATAACCACTCTTTTTTTAACGATTGATTATGTCCATTTGTCTGGACACTGAATGTATGAACTATGGACATCCTAGCATCACGTGTTCAAAATAGCTAGAATCCCACTTGAGAGCAGAGAGGGATAAACAACGGAAACCGTAATGACAAATAGAAAAACACCTAAACCAAAACAGATCGGCGTTACGGAAGACGTTAAAACTGAAATAGATGCCTTATGTGAAATGAGGGATTTATCACAATCTGAACTTATGGATGAACTATGGAAGCTGTACAAGAAAGAAAACCCAGAGCACAAGAAACGAGTAACGCAGTACGTAAAAATGAAAGCAGAGTTGTTATCGAAATTGAAGAAATAACACTTAGAGAAATCAAGATATATGCTGATGCAGACAACATAGATTTAGAGAAATTAGTAAAAAGAATGATTCAAAAAGTATAGATAATTAAGGGGCGATCTGGGGCGCTCCTTTTTTTTGGCCTAAAGAAAGCCGATCCCTGCGCGCAACTTGCCCGAACAAAAAGACGTCCGCCCCGCCCTACGGGTCACTATGTGATTACTTACTAAACCGTCTGCCGACAGCACCCATTGCATGGGCAGGCGAATTAAAAGAAAAACCGCGATTAAAGAAGTAGGCAAAAACAAAAAAGTGTTTGGGGGGTTGGGCAATGTTTCGCGCAGAATATAGACACTAATCAAAAAACTCATTGAGTCTTCTTTTTTTGTTATTCCCTACATTCAAGCGTGAAGGGCACGGAACTATCATCTATCAAATTATTTTTTTTCTCTTTTAGAACATCGAACAACAGAGAAATAACACTGTAAAAAAGTAACTCGCTAAAAAACAATACAGGAGAAAAATAATATTTTGACAGACGAGAGCCCCTAAAGAACAAGACTATATCTCGCGAAGCGAGAAGAATTTTTTTTCATAATAACATTATATTTAATGTTTTATGTAAAACACAAAATACAACATTATAAATAATGTGTGACTAAAAAATAGAGCTAAAAACCAATTTAGGGTTTTATCACTACATTGATACTAGGACAAAGGGCCAATCAAAGACTGTCCAGACGTCCATACATCCAGACTAAGAGAGTTGGATAGAACAATAAACAATCAAAAGCCACAAGAGGAGTATTTAACACCTAATGTGGCTTTTGATTTCAATAAACTGTAAAACCTTCAAAAAAACACAAGAAACATTATATTTAATGCTACTTGTCATCACCAATATTAAATCTTGGTTGTTCGACATCTTCAAAACTCTCAATCCAATTACACACAGATTTAAATATTTTTTCAGTGTCATCATTGAACACGCGAGCATTTTCAACCCAAATCAAAACCCGAGCTTTGAGTTTGTGCTTTGCTATCAGGCGAAGATGATTCACCGTCAACGCTCCAATATCTTCAATATCTGAGGTTTCCGCTCTCTTCTCTTCTTCCTTACCAATCATCATTTCGAGATTTTCTTTAACCTCATAAACAGATTTAAGATGTTTAGAAAATCGCAATTGAACCTTGCCCGTGTAGCAAATCGCATACTCTTGATACAAGGACTTAAAGCGTGCGGCTTGGCTTCGATAATGCAGGCGCTCATCATCAGACAACCCTTTTCGAGTTAAAGCCTTACTGGCAAAGTAATACTTAAACAAGAAACCGATAGCGGTATAGGTTACTACCTCAGACCCATTATTGTACTTTTTTACACTAAATGGGTCTTTGTGATAACCCTTGGTAATCTCACTTGAAACCGTCCATTCATCACTATTACAAGAATCTTCTAACGAGATACCAACATCTAAACCCTTAGTAACATAGCTAGAAATGTTCTCCATCACCGCCTTGATTTTGGTGGGAAGCTCCTCACCTTGCTTATGGTGAGGGTTGTCTTTCAAGTACTGAATAACTTGCTCAGAACTTGCAGACCACTGCAAATCAATACCCTTTTCATAACTAGGTATTAAGTAACCTTCCTTACGACGATTTTTAAAATAAGTTTTATAACGAGGAAAAAGCTCATCATGCATTTTATTAATGTCAGGTTTCTTATCCAGAAACAAAACAATATGCTTGTGGGGATGATGACCATTAGACTCTGAATACTTATATTCAGATGCGTCTATGTAGTACAACAACCCATGGCGATCACAAAATCCTTTCCACGCCTTGCCATTACGCAGTGACGTAATGCTCTCATTAGAACCCATGAGAGTTTGCTTTAACGGGAAATTCTTCTTATGGCGCATGGTAGTAGTCATCAACACAATATAACCGCCACGCTTATAATGGTTGTATATCGTAATATTGACCTCTTTCTTGTGACATTCCGCCACGATCGGCTGACATGTCGGGCATAAATGCACAGAATCACAACTCATCAAACCAGACATATAAGCTTTATAAAGCTTGCCTGGTTTCTTCTCAACATTCACACGAACGTTAGAAACGTTGTCAGCCATCCAAGCATAATCGGCCGAGTTTAGATCGTGACGACCATCATTGAATTCATCAAATCCAAAAATAGAGGGTTTTTCAGGTCTATAAGAAGTACTCACAGATTGGCAAGCACCACAGCGATAGAACTTAACACCCACCCGATGATGAGACCAAGCCTCCCATGACATGGCTTTACGAAATTGGCCCGTTTCCTCATCCAAACAGTAACGGCCCTTACGAATCTGGCTAAGAGGTATATAACGCTCATAACCAGAACCATCTACCAAACGGTAGTGCGTAAGCTTGTTTTCACGAGTCGAGTGGAAGACACCCGAACGGCGTTTATCCTTCCAGTGAGTACCTTCGGATTCTATTGGTAAGTATACAAAATCACCCGCAGTGTTGAGTATTTCCTTAACAATGGAGTGTAAAACGTAAACTTTTTTATGAGGTTCGTAAGCCTTGAAAGCCTTATAGAACGTGGTCTCTAGAGCGTTGAGAGGCCCGTAGGGTGAAGATTGTTCCGTATTACTACCAAGGGGCTTTTTCGCTTCGCTCAAAGCCTGAGAACCAACAAGAACAGGAGAGCCTAAAAGAGGTGTTAGAGAGTCGTAAACCTGCGATTGATCAATCGCAACAGGGGCGCTATAATTCGTCAT